GGATTGAGCCTGCGGGCACCATCATCCGTGGTGTCAGCATCCTCAAAACCAAGTACGACACCCAGCAAGCAATCACCTACCGCGCACCGTGGGAGATTGATCGCTGGCTCCAGCAAACCGTCCGCGACCTCGAGCGTATGGTGCAGATGTGGCGGGATGGCTGGTACGACTACGCCCTCGACCATGCCTGTGCGGAGTACGGTGGCTGTTCCATGCTCCAGGTCTGCAAATCCCCCGACCCGGAATCCTGGCTGCCGATGTACTTCGAGCAACGAGTCTGGGACCCGCTGGCGCGGGAGGAGATGACGCTGGAGCAGTGGGAAGCGAGCTGGAATAATACCCCGGCTATTACCCCGGCGTAATCCCCATGAGTTACCGTCAGTAAGGAGGTTTTATGCAACATGTACTAAGTAAAGTATTACGAGGTGCTCCGGAGGAGTGCTGGCCTTATCAAGGTAAAGTTGGCTCAGCCGGCTACCCATTAATGCGTTTTGAGGGGAAGCAATGGCTTTTGCATAGACTTGTCTATCTTAAGTACAGAGGCCCTTTACTTGACGGTATGGTTATAATGCACGTCTGTGAAAACAAACTTTGCCTTAACCCTACACACCTTCGGCAAGATACTCAAAGCTCGAATATTACACAGGCCTGTACTACTGGTGTATGGCGAAGTGGTACTACTAAAATCGAGCGGCACGAGCGGGTAGCTGTGTTAGAGTTATTACGGCAAGGGAAAAGTCGAAAGGAGGTTTGCAAACTGTTTAATGTAAGTAATTCCACGCTATCGCGGCTTGTAAGTCAAGCCAAGGAAGCTGTCGGCAATGTATAAACAGCTATTCTTCATCGAAGGCAAGCTCCTGGCCGAGGTTTCACGTGGGCAGATCATGCGTCACGCAACCTTCATGGAACCGACAAGTGACCTCTACTTCTGCGGCCTTTGCGGGGAAGTCTATGCCAAGTTCCCTTGCCTTCGTCCTGACGGTTCTTCAACCCCCTGGCAGTCGTACCGCTGCATGTGCCGAAAGTGCGGCGCAACGCAGCAACGCTGGCTGTCGGAGTGGCCCGGTTCCGTCTGGCGGTCGTGGGACAAAGAATTCACTGCAGCACTTCCTGTGCCTGTGCTGCAGTGGGAACTTGAACGGCACATTGAATCACACGAAAGGATACCAAATGGCTACCAGTAGCAAATCGAAACAATCCAACGCTGCGGCAGAAGCCCACGCCGCCCTGGCCAACCGCATGGCAGACGCCCAGCAAGTCCTCGGCCCGACGCTCACGGCAGCGCTCGAAACCCAGGCCACGCTGATCAGTCAGTTCATGCAGGCTCAAGGCTTTTGGGAGTCGGATAACACCGGGGAGAAGATCGCCCTGATGCACTCCGAACTCTCCGAAGCCTTGGAAGCTGATCGCAAGAACCTCGAAGCGGAGCATATCCCCGGCTTCACTGGCGTCGAGGAAGAACTCGCTGATGTTATCATCCGCATCCTTGACTTCGCCGGCCACCACCAGCTCCGCCTCGGCGAAGCCCTCAGCGCGAAGATCGCGTACAACCTGACTCGCCCGTTCAAACACGGTAAGGCCTACTAACCTTTCCCGGAGCAGCCGCCATGTCTATCGTCGCAAGTGTTGTCCTCATAGGGCTTGCAATCTGGGCCGCAGCCTGGACAATAGTGATTGTGGGCATGGCGGTTGTCAAGCTCACTGATTTCGTAACCTCTCATCTTAAAGGAAAGTGGCAATGAACACTCCCGTTCAACCTCCGGTGGCTGACGCCGCCAAGTCTGTTCTCCCCGGCTTTAATGTATTACTTATGGGCCCTGCCGGCACAGGCAAAACCCACAGCATTGGCACTCTCGTCGACCAAGGTCTCGAAGTCTTTTACCTTGCCCTCGAGCCTGGACTCGAAGCCTTGCTCGGCTACTATACCGACCGCGGCCTGCCCATCCCCGACAACCTTCACTGGCACATGCTTAAAGCCCCGCAAGCCTCCTTCATGGAACTCCTCGACAACGCACAGAAGATCAACACACTGTCGCTGGATTCCCTCGCAAAAATGGCTGACCCCAACCGTTCCAAGCACAACCGCTTTATCGAACTTCTCAAAGCCCTTAACGATTTCCCCTGCGACCGTTCGGGCAAGACTTTCGGAGCCGTGAATTCTTGGACACCTTCCCGCGTGCTGGTAATCGACGGTATGACAGGCCTTGGGCAATGCGCCATGTCCCTTGTCGTCGGTGGGAAGGCTGTCAAGTCCCAAAGCGATTGGGGTATTGCGCAGGACCAAGTCGAAAAGCTCCTTCGTATGCTTTGCGATGCCTGTCCCTGTCATTTTGTCCTGCTGGCCCACGTCGAGCGCGAAACCGACCAAATCCTCGGCGGAGTCAAGCTCACCGTCTCCACCCTCGGTCGTGCCCTGGCACCGAAAATCCCCTCGATGTTCTCCGACGTTATCCTCAGCGTCCGTCAGGGTGACAAATGGACTTGGGACACTGCCAACGTACAAGCCGACCTCAAAACCCGCAACCTCCCGATCAAGGCTGACAACCCGCCGACCTTCGCAGGGATTGTGGCGAAATGGAAGGCGCGTGGGGGCGTGATCTAAGACTTTGTCAAAAGTCATTGACATGCTGTAGTATCCCTCGTAACATTGAATTTCCCCGCATGACGGTTGGCGACTGACTGTAAAGCGGGTTTCGCCCCAGTCGTATTTCACTTTCAACCTTCCTTAAGGAGCCTTACCATGTTCAATCCCGAACAATTCCTCGACATGCAAGTTACTGAGTCCAACGATACCAAGACCATCCCGGTCCCTGTTGGCGAATACACTGCCGTGGCAGAAGAAGTCAAGTGCCGTCAATGGCAGTCCAAGCAAGATCCTTCCAAGTCCGGCCTGACCCTGGACATTACCTGGAGCATCGATGACGCCGCCGTGAAGGAACTCCTGGGCCGCGACAAGGTCACCGTGCGTCAGGGCATCATGCTCGACCTCACCGATTCCGGTGGTCTGGGCATGGGCAAGGGCCGTAACGTCGGTCTGGGTCGTCTGCGCGAAGCCATCGGCCTCAACACCCCCGGTCAGCCGTTCAGCTTCTCGATGATCACTGGCCGTGTGGCGAAGGTTAGCGTCAGCCATCGCATCGACGGCGAGAACATCTACGCCGAAGTCAAGGGCGTGGCGAAGCTCGGTTAATCGCCGTTAGGCTTCAAGCGTGGCCCCGGCTATACGGGGCGCCTTAAGCAAGGGCGCTTGCAAAAGCTGGTCGAGGGCAGAGCTCAGAGCCAGCGCCGTACAAACGGCACCAACTACGTGAGTGCCCTTCCTTAAGCCCTCGACAGGATGAGCCCCGGCGGCAAGCCAATTTGCAGTTGCCTCTTGCTGTCGTGCCTGTTCGGGGGCTTTTCTTTTGCCAACTCACTGCTTTCAGGAGTAATTATGAAAATAACGCATGAAACAGTCAAAGCCCTTTTTGACTATGACCCTGCCACAGGGAACCTTCAGCCTAAAGAAAAATCTTACAGAGCTCGTATCAGTCAAGGCGGCTATGTACGTGTAGCCATGAAGGGAATGCAGTTCCTTGCTCACCGTATTATATGGTTATGGATGACTGGAGAAGTTCCGAGCAGTTCGCTTGAGATCGACCATATAAACGGGATTAAGCATGATAACCGCTGGGAAAATCTGCGGCTAGTATCTCGTACAACTAACCAGCGCAATCAGTTTAGTGCCAATGCAAACAGTAAAACTAAAGTTCGTGGTGTGTCATGGTGCGCTGCCTTGCAAAAGTATCGTGTAAGAATTTTTGCTGACGGTAAGCAACATAACATCGGTTACTTCTCTTCGCTTGAAGAGGCTGTAGCTGCGCGTCAACAAGCTGTTGCTAAGTGGCATTTTTCTGTATGAACTTCCTCAGCTCCCGTACCACCAAGACAACCGCGCAACCGGCGTTGTCTTGCCCCCGGCCATACCAAACCCCATCCCCGCAAAGAAAACGCCGTGGCGGCCCGATCTGCCCCCGCGCCGGGGATGTTTTGCGCCCGGTTTTCGTTCCATTTTCAACCAGTCCTGAAACACATAGGAGAAACTATGAAAAACTTGTGGGATGATAGCTTTGCTCAATACCTACTTACTAGGATAGATAAGAGTCCTTCCGGTTGCTGGCTATGGAAAGGCCCTTTCTTTGACTTTAGGGGCGGTTACGGCAGGGTTAAGCTGCGTGGTAAATGGCATCGTGCTCACAGACTTTTTTATCGTATAGAACATGGAGAGCTTCCAGACAATCTTTATATTCTGCATAAGTGCAACAACCCTGTATGCGTGAATCCTGAGCATTTATATGCAGGAACTCAGCATGATAACATGAAAGACCGTAAAAATGCTGGAAATTACCCTGTAAGCAAAGCTGACAGAATTAAAGCCCGTAAACAACTTAACCAACTAGGAGTATAAAATGCACACTATCCACTTAGCCGAAATCATCATCAAGCCCGAGCGCCAGCGGCGAGAATTCGACCCCGAAGCCCTGCAGGAGTTGAAGAACTCCATTGAGGACGGGCAGCTCCTCCACCCCCCAGTCCTGCGCCGGGAGGGTGATTCTTGGGTGCTGGTCGCCGGCGAGCGGCGGCTGAGAGCCATCAGCGAAATCTTCGAACTCGGAGGCACGTTCAAGCACAATGGCGAGGTCTTTGCCGACGGCATCGTCCCCTTTACCAACATCGGCGAACTGACTCTGCTCGAAGCCGAGGAAGCTGAACTCGACGAAAACCTCAAGCGTCGGGATTTGACCTGGCAAGAACACGCGGCAGCGGTTGCCCGGCTCCATGCCCTTCGCATTGCGCAGAAAGAAGGCAAGCGCGCTGAGGCTATGGAAGCCGCTGGTGAAATTGCAAGCCCGGCTACACCTGCCCACACCATCGCCGACACCGCTGAGGAACTCACCGGCCGTCGTGACGGTTCTTACCAGGACGCCGTGCGGAAGGAAATCATCGTCGCCAAGCATCTCAACAACCCCGCCATTGCCAAAGCCAAGTCCGCTGACGAAGCTTTCAAAATCCTCAAGCGCGAGGAAGAGCGCAACCGTAACATCGAGCTGGCCAAAGTCGTCGGGGCATCCTTCAACGCCGACAAGCACACCCTCCTCAACATCAACTGCCTTGAATACATGGCCGACCCTGCGAATGCCGGGAAGTTCGATGTGATCTTAACCGACCCGCCCTATGGCATGGGGGCGCAGGACTTCGGCGACGGTGGTGGTAAGTTCGACGGTATTGAGCATCACTACGACGACTCTTACGAATCCTGGCAAAAGCTCATGCAGGCATGGTGTCCGCTGACCTTTGTCATCACCAAGCCCCAGGCCCACGCCTACGTCTTCTGCGACATTGACCGCTTCCACGAACTGAAGCGCTACATGGAGCAGGCTGGCTGGTACGTCTTCCGCACCCCGCTGATTAACCACAAGATCAACTCCGGCCGCGTTCCGTTGCCTGACCAAGGTCCGCGTCGCCAGTACGAAATCCTGCTCTATGCGATCAAGGGCAAAAAACCTGTCACCCACATCTACTCTGATGTGATCTCTACCACTGGCGACGAAAACATGTCCCACGGCGCGCAGAAGCCTGTTGCCCTGTACCAAAACCTGCTCCAACGCAGTGTCCGCCCCGGCGACAAGGTCATTGACTGTTTCGCAGGCACCGGTCCGATCTTCCCTGCCGCGCACACCTACCAATGCGAAGCCACTGGCTTGGAAATGAACCCGGAGTACTACGCCTTCGCCATGCGTCGTTTGCAGGAAATCAAGCAAAACGATCAACTCGGTATTGACCTGGGAGTCTGACATGCAACAGCAACAATTTGAGGATATTGTCGAAAGTACTCTGACCTCAATCCGTGAGCTGCTGGTTGTGAAGGGCGGTGAGTATGCCGGCAGTGAGGATCGGCTGGCGAACTTCAAGCGTGGGGCGGCCCTCACAGGCTGCACACCTCTCCAGTGCCTCTTCATCTATATGTCGAAACATTACGACGCTGTGGCGACGTTTGTTCGAGATGAGGCTGCCGGCACTACGCGCCCACGCTCAGAGTCGATTGAAGGTCGACTTGACGATCTAATCAACTATTGTCTGCTCGCCAAAGCTGTGATTATCGAGGAAGCAGAACTGCGTATCCGGCGCCAGCGCGACAACCAATGCGGAGGTAAGTAACCATGCAAATAAGACCTACAGGGCCATGTCCAGCGAAAGTGATGATCGTTGGCGAAGCCCCTGGGGAACGGGAGGTCGCCGAAGGTCAGCCCTTCGTCGGCTTCTCCGGACAGGAAATGTCCAAGATGCTTCAGGAAGCCGGAATCATGCGTTCCGAGTGCTTCATCACAAACGTCGTCCGCATTCGGCCGCCTGGCAACGACATCAACGTCTTCATCGCGCAGCGCAAATCCGACATATCCGCTCAGCACATTATGATGCGGGATAAGTTCGTGCTGCCTGCGGTGCGTGATGGCTTCGAACTCCTCAAGCGTGAAATCGAGATGTGCCAGCCAAACGTCATCATCGCCTTCGGCAATGTGGCGCTGTGGGCTTTGACTGGTCAGTGGGGGATTACGTCTTGGCGTGGTAGCGTGATGGAGTGTGATCTTGAGCTGGCGCTTGACTATAAGCCGAAGGTAGTCCCGACCTACCATCCGGCGTCCATCCTCCGGCAGTGGTCCTGGCGTCAGATTGCCATTCACGACCTGCGACGGGCGGCCAGTCAATCGAAGTTTCGGGAATTATACCGGCCCAATTACAACCACGTAATCCGCCCGGATTATTCTACGGCAGTTTCTGTTCTGAGCCAGCTTTACCAGCAAGTCTGCCAGAAGCCTGGAAAAATTGCCGTAGATATTGAAACACGCGCATGGCACATTGCCTGTATAGGACTTGCTTGGTCAGAGCGTGATGCTATCTGCCTGCCGCTTATGTGTGTAGAACGGCCTGAAGGTTACTGGCCAATCGAGCAGGAGGCTCAGATCGCTTTTGCCCTCTACCAGCTTCTAACCCACCCCAACTGTGAGGTCATCGGCCAGAACTTCTCCTACGACGCACAGTACTTCTACCGCCACCTTCACTTCATCCCTCGCCTCAAGCGGGACACAATGCTCACACAGCACACGCTGTTCTCGAACCTGCCGAAGGGTCTGGACTTCCTGTCCTCCATGTACTGCGAGCATCACCTGTATTGGAAAGACGAAGGCAAGGAGTGGGACGCCAAAACGGGCGAAGACCAGCTCTGGACTTACAACTGCAAAGACGCCGTCATCACCTTCGAAGTCGATACTGCCCAGCAAGCCGCGGTCGATCGAATGCGCCTCCGCGAGGTCCACGACTTCCAACAACGCTTGTTCTGGCCAGTCCTCGACTCCATGAATCGCGGCCTGCGGGTTGACACTTCCCGTCGTGGTAACTTCGCCTTCACCTTGCAAGAGGAAATCGCCAAGCGAGAGCAGTGGCTGATCGACGTCCTCGGGGAACCTCTCAACATCAAATCACCTCTCCAGATGAAAAGGATGTTCTATGAGACCTTGGGGCAAAAGCCGGTACTTTCTCGCAAGACTGGTACAGTCACTTGTGACGACGAAGCTCTCCGAAAGATCGCTGAACGCGAACCTCTCTTGCTACCAGTCACCAAAAAGATCGCTGAACTTCGAAGCCTCGGTGTATTCCTGTCAACGTTTGTCAACGCTCCACTCGATACTGACGGACGTATGCGATGCAGCTTCAATATCGCAGGGACGGAAACTTACCGTTTCTCCTCCTCCAAAAACGCCTTCGGCTCCGGCCTCAACTTACAGAATATCCCTAAGGGAGGTGGTGACGACGAACTCGAACTGCCCAACGTTCGAAGTCTGTTTATCCCCGACCCCGGAATGACCTTTTTCGACATTGACCTGTCCTCCGCTGACCTCCGCATCGTTGTGTGGGAGTCGGACGAGCCGGAGTTCAAAGCCATGCTCAAGGAAGGTCTCGACCCGTACACCGAAATTGCCAAAGAATTTTACCATGACCCAAGCATCACCAAGAAAGACCCTCGACGCCAAACCTTCAAGTCCTTCGCCCACGGCACAAACTACCTTGGAACTGCTAAGGGTCTCGCAGAACGCTTGGGGCTTGGGGTGCATGAGGCAGAACAGACTCAAAAGTGGTATTTCGGACGATTCCCCAAGATCAAAAAGTGGCAGGACGACCTGAAAGACCAAGTCTACAAGCGTCGCATGGTGCAAAACGTTTTCGGTTATCGCTGCTATTTCTTCGGCCGTATTGAAGGTACGATTTTCAATCAGGCAGCTGCCTGGACTCCGCAATCCACTGTGGCCTGTCTTATCAACCGTGCCTATGCCAAAATCTATGAAGAACTGCCGGATGTTCAGGTTCTCCTTCAGGGTCACGACAGCTTGGCCGGTCAATTCCCAACTCACCTCGGTGACTGGGCTGTAAAGCAAATCGTGTCGAAAGCCGAGATCGAGTTACCCTACCCCGGCGACCCGCTGGTTATCCCAGTCGGGGTTAAAACTTCAACAGCATCTTGGGGGGATTGCGACTAATGCGGAATCATGCAGATTGGCTCACTGCTTTCATGGAATACGCTTCCTACGGCGAAGCCCCTCGGCATATGTACTTCTGGACGGGAGTCTCGGCAATCGCCGGGGCTTTGCGTCGGAAGGTTTGGATTGACCAAGCTTACTTCAAGTGGTATCCGAACTTTTACATCGTGCTGGTGGCGCCACCGGGAATCGTGTCCAAGTCAACAACCGCCGGGGTGGGTATGGGCCTGCTCAGAAAAGTCCCCGGCATCAAGTTCGGCCCGGATGTTGTCACCTGGCCAGCGCTTGTTTCTGCCTTTGCCGAGGCTACAGAATGTTTCGAGTATCAGGGAGCCCTCCATCCGATGAGTGCACTGACGCTGGAGTCCTCCGAGTTCGGCAACCTCCTCAACCCACAGGACAAAGACATGGTGGACTTGCTTGTCGCGCTGTGGGATGGCAAGCCCGGCACGTTCGAGAAGAAAACCAAGCACAGCGGCAACGACAGCATCGAGAATCCGTGGATTAACCTTATCGCCTGCACCAC